ATACCGGCAAGATCCGCAACGATTTGGTGTAAGTCAACGTCGGAGGTGTTGTACTGATCCACGATGTTATCAAGCACGTTCTTCTGTGGCATCCGCTCCACGCTGGCCGCAAAATGTACCAGTAGTCTTGGTTCCTGTGACGAGTAGTCGAACGACCCCCAACGGTATCCATCCTCGGGTATAAACAACCCCCGGATCAACTTCTTAATATCCTTGTCACGGGCCGGAATCTGCTGGAGGTTGGGGTTGGACGAAGAAAAGCGACCTGTCACTGTACCACCCTCGTCACGGCGTGTGGAGTGCAGTTCTGTGTGGATACGACCGTTGTGCTCGTGCCGCAGAATGCTGTCGATGAACGTGCTGTCGGCCTTGTCAAACTCCCGCAGCTTCACCAGCTTCTGACATATCTCCGCAGGGTGCGCGTTCAGATAGGCTTTGTTAAACGATGGTGCCCCCTTCTCTGTCCTTGGGTATTCCATCTTGAGCTTATCAAACATCTTAGAAATAGATGCCGACGCCCAGATGTCCACCTCCATCCCTGCTTCTTTCTCAATGAACGATCTTAGTTCTTTGGTCTTGCCACGGATAAACTTCTTGTTCTTGTCAGCCTTTTCCAGATCAACGCGAACCCCCTTGCTCCGCATGTCCAACAGGCACGGTATCAGGGCCGTTTCGATATTCCATATGTGCCACAGGTCTTGCTTCTCTAATTGTATCTTGAGCGCATCCCACAGCTTGAGTGTCGCTACAGCATCCCTCTCGGCATAAGCCCCGACATATTTGGGCGGCAGCTTGTACATTTCAGACTTAGCATTGATGCCCCACTCTTTTGCCGCCGCTTGTAGCAGCTTCTCATCCTTACGAAGTTCGATGTACGACTTAGCCATAGCATCAAGGCCAAAGGACCAACGGTTCTCGTCAACCAAGGCCCCCGTTATCATCGTGTCAATAATCTGACCCTTGATCTCAACACCTTCAGCCCTCATCCACCCCGCATCGTAAGTCGCGTTGTGCATGATCACGTTCATTTCAGGCACAGACATCTGCTTTTTGAGCCAGCGCATCGTGAACTTTGGATCAAGGTTGTGGCCGTTCTCGTGACGGATCGGGAAGTACCCTTTGTATTCCCCTGCCGCAACCGCAATGCCTATGATGTGGCCGTCGTTCCGGGCCCAACCCGGTCCCAATGTTGTGATGTTCGGGTCCTTGGTTTCAAGGTCCACGGCAACATCGGTGTACCCTGTCAGGTCTGGGAACTCAGGCGGTATGTTCCAGTCTTTATCAATCAAGTCCAGTTCGCCCTTAAACTGGTGCCGCATGTCACTGCCAAAAAGGTTCTTCATTCACTGTCGCCCTTGTCCATAAACTCTGCACCGAGAGCGGTATACCCAGCTTTGTCTACCCACGAATCAATGTGGTCTATGTTCTCACAAAGACGGGCGGTCTTTACCCAGTCCATCATCAAGGCAATGTGCTGGTCAGTCACATATCCGTGGGACTTCATGGCCCCGTTTATAATTACGTTCCATCCTGTAGCAATGCGGTCAAAGTTATCTCTCGCATCACCATAATCCTTGGCTCTATCACCGTTTATGGTTTCCTTGGCTTTGTCGAGGAGTTCATTCCGGTTCATTCGGACCCCCTAAATAACTTACTTTCCCACTGACATACTTCATTGATGTGTGTCTGCCTTGTGGTAGGGCGAACCATACCTATTTTCTCCACCCAACCCAACTTTCTCAAAGATGCCATCATTGCTCCCCACACGTTATGGTGGTGGGGGTCAGACATCCCTTGTGTTCTGCAAAATGCACATATATTTCCGCCTTCAACAATCTTGTTTTTAGATAAATACTTAGCGGCGTTTTCGTAATACTCTTGCTTCCACTCGTCATCTGCGTGAATAAACACGCGAGTTATTTCATCTTCAATAAAATCAAACCTACTTTGTGGGACTGGTTTTTTATTCATATCGTATACCTCCATGAGTCACTTGATTGCAGAATATAAAGCCTCTCCTTGGCCCTTGTTACACCAACATAAAACGCTCGGTGTTCATCGTCGGGATGTTTGGATTCCACGCAAGCACGGGTTGACCCGTTGTAAACAACGCAGTTGTCATCCTCTCCCCCCTTCATGGCGTGAAAGGTAGATAACTTAATTCGAGGTGCCGATGTTAAATCCTCACCTCTTCTTTGCAATGCATCTATGTAATCTCTTTCCCCACCCGAAACGTTCAAAACATCGTAACCCGATGTTTCTGCCCCGTACATCAAACCAAAAGAAAACCGCAACTCATTCAAGGATAGCTCGGATGTCGGGTCCTGTGCGTCCAGCAACTTTGAAGAACCTCGTTTGACTGACGCATTGCGACCTTGCTTAGGTAACGACTTGTATAAATCCTTAATCCTCTGCAAACCGACTTTTTTATCCTGACATAATTCCTCCCATGTCAGGAGGCTTGCAACCAAAGATTCAGGCAGGCTTGATCTCCCTTTAATAGAATACTTGAACCCAGCGTTCCTAACCCACTTGGCTAGTCCGTATACCTGTGAGTTTGTACGCGCCATGATTGTCCAAGATCCACTTAGGATAGGAAGACTATCAAGGTGATACACGTAATCAACCAGCCCTTGTTCCTCACGAGGAAAAAACTCTTTTTCAACTCTGCCACTGATCCTCTGCACAATCCGCTCGGACAACCGATGCACACTTCTCGGTATGCGGTACGACTGGTTTAAAATCTCTACCTCCTTGGCAGATTCAATAAACAACTTAACATCTACCCCGGTCCAACGGTGGATAGCTTGATCGTCATCCCCTGCTATGATTACATTCTCTGCGCGTAGGGCCAGCTTCTTAGCCATCTCCCATTGCAGAGGTGTGAAGTCTTGGGCCTCATCAATAAAAAGATAGTCCAGATACGGTGCTTCCCCTATCTCAATATACTTCTCAATCATGTCTACGAAATCGTATTTCCCAAACTCACTTTTGTATTCATCTATCTGACCGCTTACTTGAACCAGTTTAGGATAGTACAGATTGCGGTTTCCAGACTGGTTGAACTCCTGATCCAAAGTAATCATCCTGTACCGCGCCCGTGTATCCATCTGTAAATACTGGGAACCCGATCCCCCGATACTGGGCAGCATGATACCATCATCTACACTGGCGCTGTCTTTACCCTCAAAGTCTAATCCCAACTCGGCACCAATAACCTGATAGTCAGAGGTTTTCATTACGTCTTGCGCCTGCAAGCCAAGGCCGTTGAAACCGAAAGAATGGCTGGTTCTCATGTGTGGGAAATCTGTGGCTTCTAAATTAACCGCCGCACAGGATCGGGCAATCATCTCCTCAATGGCCTTCTTGGTAAATGAAATCACCCCGATCCGTGACGGGTGCGTCCCCACTTCCAAGGCTGACTTAATTTCTTGGATCAACCGATAAGTTTTACCACACCCCGGAGGTCCAAGTATTAACTTGGCATTCGGTATCACAACTCTTTCCCCCGTGGTCGTGAGCTTACCCAATCTTCAATTTCCGTAAGCACCCATCGGCTTGCTGATCGCTTGGTGTTCTCATCCCCTAGAACAACGGGCTTGGGAAAATCTGTAGTCTGTGACATCTTATAAATATAAGACTTAGATACCCCCAGCAGTTCGGCAACTTCTCCTACTCTCAGGAGCCTGTTAGAATGGGATATCATTGTTCATCTCCTTTACGGGTAATGTTGGGGTGTCTTCTTCATAGCTTGGAACCGACCAGCAACGCATCGTGGTTCGTGTCCCATCTGACTTGTTGATATTTTGTGTGTGGTTCTCTCCGCCAAGATCACGAATCATCTGAATCATCTGACCTCGGTTCTCAGCCTTAAATCTTCTTTGATGCAAGAAATCTAACAGGCCCTCCAACTTGAACTTAGTCTCAGGTCCATCGGTCCAAGGCTTCCCCATTTCCATTTCTTCCGGGGCCATGGCCCTGATGTGGCTGGTGCAATACGAACGCATATGGTCCTTGAACTGCCCCATAACAGTAGCTTCTTCTGGAACGTCTAAATGCGTAGCGGTTTTCATCAGTTCATTAACCTGCTTCTGCCACTTGTCAGGTTTCACCTGCGGTGGCATGAAGTTCATCTGCTCCATACACGCCCGTTGCCAAAGACTTTGGTTCTGCAACTGCTCCGTTGAAATCTGAATGCGGCCACCGTTCACGTCCATGAAGTAAACCCTTGGCTCTGACATCATAATCGTTAAACTCCCGACCTGTAGTGCATCCGGTGCATCGTTGCCAATTCCAAACTTACGGCTGGCACAGAGCGCAGGATCACAATAGCTTTTGAACGGCTGATCTTTACAGGTGTACCCCCAATCCTTTTTACCCAGAGACTTACACAGGTTCGACATCTCATGAGAACTTAGCGGATCAGAACAAAGAGTACGGTTGTCCTCCTCTGATCGCTTCTCCCAATCGTCGCTGAACTTTTGCTTGTTATACACCCCGCACATAAACATGCTCTTGTTGCGTTCCTCTGAGACAGGACCGTCAGCAAACAAATGCTCAAGGCATGGTGGCCCATCGGTAAACAACTTGCGTTCCCCGGCGAACCGTATAGCCTCAAGTTCGGGCAATGATATGGTGGCGGCATCAACTGCATCCAGAAACTCATCCAGTTCAAGGGCCTCGTTGTTCGCGTCAAAACAATACCGCTGCGGCATCTCCGCATTGAAGTACGGCATGTTGATAAAATTACCCACATCCCCACGCTCCGCAATTATCGTGTCCTGTTTGGGGAATATCTCACAACCGCTAAAGCCCATAGCTATAGACATCTCGGTTAGATAATCTCGTACCTGTGCTGCGGATTCCCACTCGTTTAGAAACAAATACAGATGGGCTCCGCCTGACTTTGATCGACAATGAACCAGTGGCAGCTTCAACTTCTGTATTTTGGCTTGAACTTCTTCGTGATTCAAATCGTAGATGTCCACGTCCAACGCACCAAACTTACACGTATTGGATTCGTTGATTGGGATAGCACCAATGCCCTGCCCCCCGTTGATATGATCTTGAACTAATGCCTCTGTTAAAGGTTCTCTTATTATTTTGCTGTTGCTTTCAGCTTTGCCGTTTCGCCCAACACGTCCAACAGTGGTCGTACCATGAGCGTTAGCTGCTCCCGCGAATGCGGCAAGCAATCTCTTTGCCTGTGACATTTGCTACTCCTAGATGAAAAACCAGAAGACCCCCGCGGTGACTCATTAACGCGAGGGCCCTCCTTAAAGCCGCTTAAAAGGGAATTTCATCATCTTTTAAGGCAGGGGAGGGAGTGGAGGCCCCTTCCTCTGCTGCGGCTTTGACTTCACCAGCAACAACACTGTCGCGGAATGCCTTTGCCTCAAGCATCAAGTGCCGGTCTTCCAAGACACCGATCTTCTCAATAGCATAGTTAAACCATGTGCCTTTGTCGTTGCTCTCCTCAACGGTCTTGAACTTCCAAGATGTTGCAAACAACGGTGGTACAAACATGGCACCCGTCTTAGGATGCTTGATCTTCTGCATGGCAATGGTGGTTTTCCATCGACGGCTGACCTTGAGTTGTGTTGACTTCATGTCGATCACAACAGGCTGAGTCATTCCGTCCTCGTCCACAAGCAACGAATAGTGCTGGTCAGACTTAACCAACTCGTTACCGCTTGGCAGCATCTCTTTGGAGCCTTTGCGCTCGGTGCGCTGCAAGACAGGATCGGTTGGGCTAATCTCACCTTGGAACCCGCCGCCCATATCCAGAGGGATAAACTCAAGATACTTCACAGTCTGGAAACATGGGATGACAGTGATGCCATCCTCGCCCTTCCACAACTGTTTGGTCACGGTATTGAATAAATCTCCCTGCTCTGCACTCTCTATATAGTCGGATTCTCGCTTCTTTAACTGAGGCGACATGGCTTGCAGGACACGAACGAAGGGGATCTGCATCTCGTTAGCGGCAAAGGATGCACCCTCACCCGCGAACTCCATGATATCGTCCATTACGTCTGTGCTTAACTCTGCATTTTTTTTCTGCGCTACTGCGTTACCCATTATGCTTTCC